CGCTCAAATGTCGGGTATTCGCGGCCCGCGCCATCCGGAGCGGTTGAGAGTGAAACGGTCTGGTTGTCAAATGCCGGCAACAGTCCCGCGATGGCTGCCATGATTTGTTGTGCGGCATATGACGTAGGTTTTCCATCGTATCCTGACTCCATCCATGAGCGTGAACCGTCTGCAAACAGATTAGCTATCGCTACCTGTTCACTCGATACAGGTGATTCCCCGACGCCCATTGCATCACCAATCAGCTGTGATGAATATTCAGTGGGTGAACCCTGGCTGTCGGTTTCCAGAAATGTTCTGGCACCGTCTGCAAATGTCAGCGCAATGGCGACATCATTGCTGATTTCCGTATTTATTGCCCGGGGGAAATCCTCCGACAGGAGGTCTACAGTATGCTCAGTCGGTTTTCCATCGTATCCGGACTCCATCCACGACCGAGAGCCGTCTGCAAATGTCAGCGCAATGGCGACATCAGGGTCTCTGCCGGTAACCCTGCCAGGTGTAAATCCGTCATCTATATAATCCTGAGACGAAATTTTACGCCCCGTAGGTTTCAGTACGCCATCTGTATTAATAAGCTCATCCTGAGAGCCATCCATATTGAGAACGTAGCACTTGGCGTTATTTATAATGTTTCCAGCTAAAACATCAGATTCCGCCAGCTCGATATTATCATACTGACGGATATTGTTAGTTATAGCACCCTGACCAGGCATCTCAGATACACGCTTGGCAGCTCCTGCATCGTTTAAGTAATATATAAAAGAGAGAGTATTGCCAGAACCTTGAGCAACGCGAAAAAATTTACCGATTGGTGTATTAGCAAGTCCAGAGATGGTTCCGTCAGGGTCTGCAGCAGTAATGGAAAAGGTATACTCCCTGAAATCGCTAATTGATACCAGTTGCGTTCTGAGCCAGCGAGTCCTGTTGGCAAGCTGCTGAGCCTGAATGTTTGCATATGAAATTTCACCTTCAGGGCCTATCGCCTCTGCAGGCGTATCATTCTCAAGGCGAAAAATGTCTTCAAAAAGTGATTTATCATCTAAAGAAGCCATTATTTTTCTCCCATCGGCATGCGTGGCCAGACAATGCTTTCAGGTTCAGATATATCGAGACGATACAGAGCTAGACGGAAAGCCTTCCATTCATTGAGAAGCGATACCTCATCATCTGAGGCCACTGCGAGATCAACAGCATCCTGTAAAGGCATAATCTCGGCATCTGCTTTGGCTCGTAATTCTGTAAGCTTTCTGTTTGCAAGTTCATGATAGTTCACAACAGGATCAGAAAGATATGGCACTTCTGAACCGTTTGGCGTGATGACTTTTCCCGATGCCTGGCCTTTGATAAGTTCTTGATACTGACTTAACGATAATAAAACCGCATCAATGGGAAGATTAGCGCCATAGAGTTCGCCATCCGGGTAAAGACCATTTTTTGAAGGGGAATAATAAATAGTCATATTAATACCCCAGTGCAATATAGTTATAAGAAACACCTGCACCACTGGCAACACCTGATGCGCTTGATGAATATAATGTAATTGATGTCTGGTTGACAGAAATACCACCAAATCCTGAAGGTGTTGTACCTGCATTATTCGTCATGAAAGCACACATAGGCTGAACCGGAAAAGCTGCCGGTAATGTGACTGTCACGTTACCTTCACTGGATGTTACCCCCTGTCCCCAGTTAATAATTAACGTTCGTTTCACGCCTCCGACGATAATAGGAATGCGTATATAACCTGTCGTTCCGAAACTGCCAGTACCTGCAAACAGGGACTGGAGAGCACTAAACAATTGCCCCGCAGTTTCTTCAGCCGGGACCAGGCCGGCAGCGGTGAGCACAGCAATAATTTCCTGCTGAGCTGAGCGGGTTGCCCCCTGAATATCGTTGAGCCAGTCAGGTGTGACGATTGTACCTTTAGTACCGGTAAGCTGGTTTCCTCCATGGAACTGGCCGTCATCGGTACCGATGGGATCAATTAGTGGTTTCATATTTCCTCACTGGTAACTCACAGTGTAATCAAGTGTTCCGTCGTATACCCAGGAACCATCGAAGAATGGCCCTGTGGAACGGCGGCGATAAGTAAAAATACAAAGTGTATGCGCTGGTTTTAAATCGTTGAACCAGGTTTCAATAACAGAGTCACCGTACTCCTCAAGGGATTCACCGGCATACGATTCACCTGCACGAAACAGATAAGAAGGAATTTCTGAGCCAATAATATTTATCTGCCAGACCCAAATAATATCTTCTTCATAAAGGTAATCCCCCGCACGTCCCTGACCGGCGCGGAATGGATCGAGCTCATCAATGGTGATGGTGTAACCAATAGACGCCGCCAGACGAATGAAATACTCACGACTCAGGCCACCGGTTTCAGACAACTTGATAAGAACTGACTCGAGCCTTTTTTGCCAGGAATCATTATCATCTGGTGTTAATCCAAGAACACGCTCCCAGTCGGGCAACAGATCACCGGAAAATAAAGGGGTAACCCCATCTAATACATTGCCTGCTGTTACATCCGTTTTTTCAAAAACGTTTCCCTCAGCTGTTAACTCTGCATTAAGAGATAGCTGTCGGGTATCGTAAGCCACCGGAGGAAGGAGCATGGCCAGTAAATCACGCCGGGACGTCATAATGGTACAACCTCCAGCTCTCCTTCCCGGATCCATTCCACGACGGAATCATCCACGACAGGCAGCACATTTCCTGCAGGAGATGACATATTACGGTCAACAACACCATTTACCTGGGAGACAATCATTTCCGCCTGAGATTTAATGAATGCTTCTCCAGGGGCAAGTCGGGCTATGTAGTCGGTTAATGCAGCAATAATATTTGCTGATGCTTCTGCGAAGGTCACGCCGGAAACTGAAACCCCGACAGAGATATCGACTGTTTTGAATGTAGGGCCCAGAACTAGAGAGTCTTTTGCTGTGACTGGCCGCTGATCGTCAATATAAGTCTGGACTGCTGCAATTATCTCAGCAGAGGGGGCCCCACCAGAGGAAGTAATGACGACATCAACGGTCCCCAACCCGCGCCGTAACGGGTAGACATAGGCGGCCGTCACACCATCAACATTCATAGCCCATCTGCGATAATCATATTTATTTCCGCCGGCAGGTGGACGGCGGATAATGTCCAGAAGACGGGCCAGCAGTTCAGTATCTGACTCCTGGTCAGTCCCCCCGGACATAACCCCGATGATAACAGTGCTGTCGAACCCCGTAGGGGTATTGGTAAACGTGCCTGATGTGATGGCTGTAGTATTTCCGGCAGCACCAGCGTTTGAATAGCGCGCCGCTACCGTGCCGTTACCGTCACTATCAAGCGTCACTGCGGCCGTGGTGGTATACGTCAAGCTACCGCGCGTCACACTGTAGCCGGCAGCTGCCGTCGCACCGGGTTCGCCGGTGACTGTCAGGGTACCGCTGGCCGTGGTGGCCGACTTGCGATATAAGCCGCGCGTACGGGCGTGCCATTCCAGAAATTCGGTATCTGCCGTGTCAGGAAATATCTGGCGAACAATCCAGCCCTGATACTGATAAATACCAGTGGCCACGCTGGCTACTGCGCTGGCGCGGATATATAAGTCGCTATCAACGCCGATATCCGCGTCTGTATTCAGGTTTTTAATATCCCGCAGAATATCGCTGCGGATGTCGTCAAACGTCGGCGTGATAAACGGCATTAAATAACCCTCACAAAATGCTTAAAGGGGACGGTAATACCATCGGCCTGAATAACAGTGATCAATAAAAGGAGCCAGCCCGGCTCCCCCTGAAAGGTTTCTACAGTGATACTTTTTGCCCGACCGTCAGTATCGGCCGTCAGTGGTGCCAGCGCCTCTTCGGCATACTGGCGAGCGAGTTTATGTACGCGGGTTACATCTTTCTCTCTCCTCAGCAGGTACAACTTTGAACCGACATCCGGCTGCGCCCACCATGAGCCGAGCGGGATGGTCAGACGCAGATACACTGCGTTAGCCAGGGTGCTGGTGCTCGTGCCGGCGTAGTCGCCGGTTGTCGGGTCTAATAGTCTGTCCACGCTGCCATGATGGCAGCGCGGTATACACGGATTAAGCTGAAGAGGTTCAGTGGGTTCTGAGGGGGTTACATCTGCTGGTTCGGTTTATCCGTTGTGCCGGCGTCGCCGCCATGTTCGTGGTCATGGCCATCGTAGGTTTCACGCACCGCATCAAGTGTGGATTTACCATCAGCAAGCTGGTTAGAGGTTTTGAGTAATGGCGTCTCAAATGCTGCACCGGTGGAGGCAGTGACACCATAGTCCTCTGCTTCCACGGTATATTTTTTTGTCTTTACGTGGTACTCGTCGCACTCCACCTCGACAATGCGGCCCTTTTTGATATGAACAAAAGCGCCTTCGTCAGAGTAGATGGCCACTTCACCGCTCGCCACCTGCAGGCGGTATGCGCCGTTCTCGGTGGCGATGATGATGCTATGCGACGTCTGGCCACCGATGGGGAGCACAATACACTGAGTGCCGGCAGGCGGGCAACTGGTAAACCCGAAGTGCTGGAACAGTTCGGCGTCCTGCAGCTTCTCGCCAGCGAGGCCGTTAACCTGCACCTGCTGGATACTTAAATCACTTTTAACACGGGTTAAACGCCCCCTGAAAGCGAGTCTGATGCCGCGCAGTGCGTAGCGGATTCGTTGATCAACCTGGTTCCACATCGACAATCCCCGTTTCCAGTTTTTTCTTTTTCCGTCCCTTACGGGCCTTTTTCTTCTTCGGCCACGCGTCCGGTATCCAGACGCCGTCTTCTTTCAGCCTGAGCGTGGTCACCGCGCCGCCCGGACGTCCGCCGGTGAACTCCCGCCCCATCAGAAAATAAACGGCATTGATGCCGTGCGGCTCGCTGATAACGTGGATGCGCTGCCCGGGCTCCCATAACACGCCGTCGCTGGTGCGGTGGCCCTGAACTCGGGCAATCAGGCTGTAACCCTCCAGGCGGGCATCAGCCATCATCTTGCGGGCGCGGTAGCGGACTTGCTCCAGGTCATCGGCGTCATGCATGACCACCACCTGCGGCCGGTAATACGTGACCGTCGGATCCTCAACGATAAACTGCAGGCCATGCTGTCCGGTCTCGGCGATACCGGTATCGATCTCGGAGTCTGCGGCTGCGTCGTCACTATCCGTGGATATCGTCAGGGATGCCTGGCTGGTGACGTCAATAATCCCGGTCTCCAGCTTTTTCTTGTTATTGGTTGAGTGTGCATGCCCCTGCGCCAGCACGGTGAGCCGGGAGAAGCTGCGCTCCATGCTGCTTTCATCGGTGAGGCTGAGCAGGTTATTGCCTTCGCCGGAACGGCGCATCACCAGCGTGGCCACCGGCGCAGTGGTGTAATCCGGGCCACCGATAACCAGCGTGCCATCCGGGCGGAACCACGGCCAGAGCCCGCGACCGGCACAGGACCGCAGCAGGATATCCCAGGCACGCTCGCCCGGTTCAGTGGTGATTTTGTCATTGCGGATCGAGCTCTCGGCGTGCAGCTCGATGTTTTTGATACCCAGCGGCCGCACGACCTGGGCGATGACTTCTTCCAGGCTGGCCTGACGGCTGGTCAGCAAAGGTGATGCACAGTCCACCAGGATGGCCGCACCGTCACGGCCGGTGACGGACAGCGATACCTGATCCCGACTGACGGTGCGGGAAACCCGGTCTATGCGCCCGGACATCACCACGTCCGGCCCGACCCGAACCTGAACAGGAACGCCCCGGGCCACGCCTTCAGGGAAGATGCCTGCAGGCAGACCGAGACGCATCGACCAGGCATCGGCGGGGATAAGAAAGTCGCTGTCGATACCATAGCCGGACCAGTCGGAATGCACCTTACCGCCCACGATCACGGATACTTTATCGAGGTCGATATCCTGCGCGGCCTGTTTATTCTGCATAGCCATTCAGCACGTCCCCCTGGATGATGTTGTTAGGGTCCCGGAGGGACGGATTCAGGAGCTTCAGCTCGCTGGCGCGGGTGTAGTCGCCGTACCACAGGTGTGCCAGCAGGTGCAGGTTCGTGGCGCTGGCCACCGTGCGCTGAATCATCGGCGGCCGGGCATTAATCAGGGCCACAGCCATCGACTGCAGGGACAGCGCAGTATCGCGCAGGCCATCAATTACCGGCTGATACTGCAGGGCGATCGACGTCTCTGAACTGCTGATGTTTTCCATCTCCGCCGCCCAGGTACTGCGCACGCTGTCGATGGCGTTCTGTATCGCCTGGCGACCATCACCGGCGATCAGACTGATATCATCGGGACTGAGTGAGGCCGTGATGGTCTCATCACTCAGAAGGTCTGACGCCTGCTGCGCTATCTCGATGGCTACGCTGATCATCGTCATCGCGATGAGCTCGCGGATATCACTGATTGTCACGTTGGCCGGCATCTCGACTGATGCCGTTATATCACCGGTGACCAGACCAGCCGGCAGTGCCGCGACTTCATCGGCCTGTGTTTTTACCGCCGCCCAGTCCGCTATGACCACGGCCGGTGCTGACGCATAGACGGCAGAGTCGCTGCTGATGGAACTCATCGCCGCCGAGCTCTGCAGGCTAAGGGCCGACTGAATATCGTTCATAAAGGCCGAAGGGAAGTTAACAAAATCGGTGGTGCTGCTGATAAAACCAGTGATATCGCCGCGCAGAACAGCAACCATATTTAGCGCCGTCACGCCCAGCGCTTTGGCCCGTGCCAGATACTGTCGCGCCGTTCGTAGCGGCTTCATGGCGTTATCCAGCAGCGTCGCGGCGTTATCGAGAATCCCCTGAGCCTGGTTGAATATGGCGTCGGCCTGGCTTAGTGGCCACTCTCGCACAAAGAACTCGACATCCAGGCCTGACTGCAGGAACTGCAGATCAACGGTGCAATAGTCGGGGTTCTCCGCGTCGTGGTTTACCTGGTAGACGTAACACAGCATATCCGGCATGGAACCGAACACAGGATGAATCAACTCGCCCGGGCCACGCGTATCGAGGGCGGCGATAAACGCCTGCAGCCGGCTTTCGTAGTCGTCACCAAAGAACACCGCCTGGCACTGCAGGCTACGGGGTTTACCGCCGAGGTCTTCAATATTAGCCCCATTGCGATACGGGTATTCATGTTGGGCGATATCGCGCTGCACGCTGTCACGCGCGGTAATGATATCGAACGCGACACCCCGGAAGCTCGCGTCCTGAAGGTCTGTTTCCCATGCCATCAGTGCGGTCCTCCCTGCGGCCCACGCGCAGCAGACTGGCCGTTAGCTTCGTTAACAACCTCTGCCAGTACCCGGCCATCGACCTGCA